TTTTGAAACCATTTTGCAATAGGGTATTGTAATTTTTTTGTAATTTTTACACTTTGCACATATTTTCGCTTGGGTTATTGTTCGCTTTTGTATTCATAACGATAATTCGTTATTTTTCTTCTTCTTGCTTTTCTACCGCTCTTTATTGCACGCTCGTCTAGTTCATATTCTATTATATTATGTCATACCAGATTTGAAAAAGTGGTGTAGTAATTGGTGTAGTAAAAATTGTCCAATTTATAGGAAGTTGACAATTTATTCTTATAAAGTATATAAAATTACTGAATTATCTTTCGGAACTCCGCAACTGCTTTTTCAGCATCCACATGACTATAAACATCTAATGTCATATTGACTTTACTGTGTCCCATCACATACTGGACAGCTTTAATGTTCATCCCAGATTCTACCATTCTGGTGCAGAACATATGCCTTAAAGTATGAGGTGTGATTGCAGTTGGAAGTTGCTCTTGCGGATTAACCTTATTGTATCTCTTTATAGCTTGTCGCACATTTGATTCAACACTAACTGCTGAACGAGGGCTGTTTTTGTAACTGACTTGTAGAAAGCCACAATATCCACTTATGCTCGGCTCTTCATCCAGCTGTGGTCTTGTACTCATAATGTGTGAAAATGCTTCTCTGGCTTTTTGCGACATTGGTATGATGCGTACACCACTTTTTGTTTTTGGAGATTGGATTGAGAACTCTCCATGAAGATATACAAGCTGGTGGTTCACATTTACAATTCCCTGCTCTAAATCAATGTCACTTACGGTTAATCCACAAAACTCACTAACACGAAGTCCGGTCTCATATAAGATTATAAGTTCATCAACGTGCTGACTGAGATAGATATCTTTTTTGCAGAAATCAACAAGATTTGAAAATTGTTCATTCGACAGAATAGTTTTTGTCTTGTTTTCTTTTGGCACAACTTTTGAAAGTCGAAAGCTAAAAGGATTCCTTGACAAAATTTTATCATCGCAGGCAAGTTCAAAAGCCGGTCGTAGTAGTCCTTTATAGTTATTTATTGTACCATAACAGTACCCCTTATCATATAGTTCTTTCATGAACACTTTTGCTTCTGTCGGTGTTATTGATGCGATTGTTTTATTGGCAAAAGTACACCCAGAAAGAATTTTCATGAAAGTATCTATGTTCTTTGTTGTTGTCTCCTTTAAAGACGGCTTATGAAGATCGGAATATTTTTTTACGAGCTCTTTCACCGTCATTGAGTTTGCTATTGGGTCGATGCCTTGTATTTCATACTCTGTTAAACTTTCAATCCTTGCTCTTAATTCTTTTAAGTCGCCAGAATAAATAGTGCGGCGCTTTCCAAACTTATCTGTCCAACGATACTGGTACAGACCATCTTTACGTTGCGACTCACCCTCTTTCAAAACACGTCCTTTATTATCTTTTCTTCTTTCCATAATAAGCTCCTTACGTTAAATAAAGAGCTCCGATGTGACAATTTGATTATATCACATCAGAGCCATACATTCAAATGGAATATGTTTGTTCTATGTATCTTTCAAATGCTTTTCGTTTAACAAGTTGCTTTTTACCAACAAACATTATAAACGGGCAATTTCTATCTTGGAGAAGTTCACGTATTTTACATTGGCCGATATTAGAATACGCCGCTGCTTCCTCGATTGTCAGGGTTATCTTTTCCCAAATTGGGACTTCATTCATCCAATCACCTCTTCCATCTTGTGCTCACCATATTTAGCTACACATACATTATATAAGAGCATGGCACGGGTCATGAGGCCGACTCCACCGATACGAGGGGTCACCTTGATATCTTTCATGTTATAAACAGCGTCAGCGCAGTCACCGTGCTGCTTGCCATTCTCGTCATAATTGATACCAACATCGATGCAGACATCTACGTTAAACAAATCTAACGGCGAAATAAAATCGCGTTCCCCAACCGCAGATATGACAACATCTACAAGACCGTCGTGGAGAGCGTAATAACGAAGAGCGTTTCCGCTGCTATTCACAGAGATCACATTACAGTGCCGTTTAATCAGCATATCGACCAGCGGACGACCTACGATATCAGACTGACCACACACAAGCACATTCTTGCCATCCAGATCGTAACCGATGGAGTCAAAAATCTTCATAACACCCAGTGGAGTGCACGGCTGAAATGGAGATGTAGAATTAAAACCATCAACATCAACTGCGTCTGGAATGTAGATATTTTGAGGGTTGATATGTTTGGGCAGTGGAAGCTGGACGATGATACCGTCCACATCTTCCCAATTATAATCTTCTAAGATCTTGTTGTTCAATTCATCTTCAGTAATATTTTCTGGCAGCTTGATAAGCTCCGCTTCGATTCCAACCTCTTCACAGTCACGCAGCTTGCCGCGAATATAAGCGTTGGATGCAGGGTTGTCCCCTACTTGATAAATATGTAAAATAGGAGCGTAGTCATCTTCTGCGATAACATTCTTAATTTTATTTTTGATATCTTGTGCAATAGATTTGCAATCAATAATCATTGTAAACCTCCTTTATAAGAAGCCAAGTTTTATAAGAATGTCTGAAATAGTTTCCTAAGCTTTGCGCTGAGAGCGTCATTTTCAAGATATGATGAAGAATTCAATCTGAACTTTCTGTACGGAACGTTTTCAGATGATAGATAAACATCATAATTGATGTCGTCCATAATCGCAATAGAAGTATTCGTAATCACTTGAGCAGTTGGCAGAAAACATTCAAGTAGGGATATATCATAATCAAAATCCTGAACAAGTGATTTACCGAAGTCGTCAATATCTGGAATCTTTTCATTTTCAAGATAATCCCAAATATATTTTATACTGGTCAAATCATCCTTTATGATACCATTCGTTTTTACCATCTTGTGTGAATCGGTATCAATCAAAATAAATCTACTATAGAATCCAGAAAATCCTCCATTAGACTGTAAAAGCAGCTTCATATGTTTTCTCCTTTATACTCACTACTACTATACAGAATATTTCGTAGCTGATTGATAAAATTATCCACAACGCATTCACTGCAATCTAAATTAACCGTACATATGCTACAGCTATCAGTATAATGGTGCAGTAGATCTTCAATTGATCTTTTATAATATTCTGTTTGGTCTTTATAAAACCCTAATTCTTTGGTCATTTTATTACCTCACTGTGCTAACTCCGTTATTCTTAATCTGCCCTTTCTGTGCATGGATAATCACAGAGTCTGCATTGACAATACTGGTCGATTTATATTCGATATACGGAGTATTACTATCGTATACAATCTGTACATGGCCTTTGATATTCATGTATGTGCCATTACAAAGAACTGTAAGCATCTCATAATTTTCTGCTGGAATATTGGATACCGTAGTGGATGTATATCCGTAGATGCCCGATTCCAGTTCTTCAATAGTAGCAGTCCATTCAATCGGGTTGTACTGGCGATAGATTTCTTCTCCAATCGTCCATACAAAATATCCAACAATAAGAGTAATGAGTACACCGACTGTCAAAAACAAGATCTTTTCTCCAAGAGTGAGTTTTTTGTTATTATCATCCAAGTCCAACACCACCTTCGTTTACAATATAGATACCGTTGTCTTTAAGATATTCTATAAATTCTTCATGTGGCAACTTATCGGCAAGCTCACAAATAGTGTAGTTACTTTTGCCTTTCACCCACTTTGTTTCTTTACGCAAGCAAGACCATTGATGTACACGAAATTCCTTGCAACGCCATTTTAAATGAAATGAATCTGCATATAAATCGCAAATTGGTATCTCTACATAAAAGTCCCCCGGATAGTGTTTTCGTCGCCACCACTCCATGTCATAGAATACAATACCATAGAGTTCAGGATAATCTTCAAACCCATGTTCTCTAAGGTAAGCAAAACCCAATCCATTGATGGTCCATTCTGGCGACCTCGGAACTGTATATCGAAGCTGCGATTCTGTATGCGAGATACAGGCGTTGTTATATTTTCCGTCGATGCCCATAATATACCAGTCGGATTTATAATAGCCTATTTGCTTAGTCATATTTCTTTTCACCAGTTGTATCTCTATATCCACAATCAACTAATGCGTCGCAATAGATTTTAAGAGATTCTTTGTTTGAACATACTCTATTCCAAGCACGGCCATACCCATCTTCACGCTCATAATCACGTGCCACAATCATAAAATCATCTACGACATAAAAACTCCCGCGTTCAATCATAATTTACCACCTCATAAAAGTCTAGTTCTTAAAAAATAAACTTACGCTGATATTTATTTAAAACTTCCTGAATCTCATCAACAAAACTTTCAATAGCCGAATCTGCTTTTTCTTTCTGATATTCTTCTACAGAATCTACATCAATGTCAATATTGATTTCATCATTATGGTATGGTTCGCCAGTCAAATCGATTCCATAGTTGATTTCATCGAACGGAGCCTCATACCAGTTACCGTTTACTCTATTAACAACCCCAAAAGTCAATTCGGTATTCTCGTCGTATCCGATTTCATTCAGCTTTTTGATAAGTTCTACAACCTTCATCTCTTACACCATCTTTCGATTCTCTCACACGCTCTGCAAATTGCGTCAAAAAAGTCAACTCTCGTCTGCATCAGAAACAATTTAAAGTACGCTCTCCGCTTCTTTACAAGCCACCAATCGTTTTTTATATTCTTTGTTTGCGATTCGTTCTTGCTCATGTAAACCAAGTCCTTTCAGCCAGTAAGATGGACATTCATAAATTTTTTCAAGTGTGTTTGCATCGCAAAAGTGTTCTCGATCTCTCTTATTGTAATCGTAATATCCAATAAACGACAGACCATAATCGCTTATTACAAGGTTATCTTTTAAAAGAATCGGACGCTCATCCATGACCTTAACCCAGCCAAAGAAATTTTTGCAAGATTCAGTACAGCAATCTCCTAGCTGCTTCCTAAAAGCACATACTTCTTTATGTAGACATTTACTGCAAATAGCCATTCTTTCTCGCTTTCCAGTTATTCATCAAAAATCTTATTTCTAGGCATTATATTAAGCTCAAGATTCGGCACCATACTAACAGTACAACCGCATTCAGGGCATTTGGTTTGATAAAGAAAAACACACCCGCATGAGCTAACTTCTATCACGCTATCTGCGTCAGACCAAAACTCACAACCGCAATCACATAAAAATTTATAAGCCAGTTTTTCTGGTTCTCTTTTATGTTTGATAATTTTAATTGCCATAATCATACCTCAATCCACAAAAATTTTCTCTCTGGAAACTTCCGGGAGACAAGAGACAACTTGCTCTCCGCACTCTGGACATTCTGCTAGTTTTAAGCCCAGTGTATATTCTCGCATAACAGAATAGCTCGGAAACTTTATATCTTCATCATCAGCCCAAAAGACACACCCACATGAACATAAAAACTTTGCAGCATATCTCTTTTTCTTTGGAGTTCCTTTGTGTTGGATAACCATAATCATAGCAGCTCACCTCAATCTGTAAACACAAACGATGTGTTAAAAAAGTTCGATCCAATAATCATATTTTCTTCAGACAAAGCAACTTTGATAACCTCATCGTCAGTATGCGTCTCGTCATATTCTGCCGTGTCGCAAACCTTGTAAATTTTGCCGTCTTTTTCTTGAAGTAATATTCCATCGCCAAGTTTTAATGGAGTTGTTTTCTTTTCTTCTTGAATATGTGCTTTCATATTGTTTATTCCACCCACCCACCACTACTGTTAGAGTTATTCGTTATCTAAAACATTAAGCATCATTGTGCCCTCTGCGCAACTTCCTTTAATTTGAACTCGACAAGGAAGGTTCGGAATATCATTGGCGTTATTGGCAAGTTCGTACTCCCACCAGTAATCCATTTCCCATCCGTTTTCGCTCATATCAATATTCTGATAGCCAAGTTTTTCAAGGATCTTCCCTACTTGATAAAGGGAAATTCGTTCAAAACTAAGATCAAGAATCTCTTCTCTATCTGCTTTACCTACCCATCCAATAATATTAATAGCTATCGGAAATAAAATATCCGTGTCTTTATCGTATCCATTTTTGCCTGCGTATGCCATAGAATCACTTCCTCCGTAAAATTTACCTTTTACCAGAATGAATATTTTGTTCTAATAGAAGGTGTTTCTACACTTTTTGCAGGATTTTCCAGCATCGCGGCCTTCGCCGTGATCTCATCGATACTCTTCTGGAAATCCTGTAGCTTCTTCAATTCGCTTTCGATGTCCAGTTTCACTTCGACATTCTCGATAAGCCCCATATCTTCAAGGCATTTGCAGTAGCCAGCAATCTCGTTATAGAAGATGTGGTCGTACTCTTCCAAAAGCGTATGCCCATCAAACAGCTTTATTTGCCATGCAATTCCAAATGGAGCTTCTTTCTCGTAATGAGATTCAATAGCGTAACACTTCATTATGTATTCTCCTTACTTAATACCGTACTTTGCTTTAACCTTCTTCAGAGTTTCACTCTTATTGTGATAGTCATCGCGAGCTGCCTGATAAGCAGTCATCTTCTCTGCCAGAATACGCTTTGCTTCACCTTCTGCCACATCAGCGTCTGCCAGTTCCTCATTCAGTTGATATCCACTTGCTTTGATACCATCGACAAAACCGTCAATGCGATCTTTCTGAATCGATTTCTCTCCTACCGCACCAGTCTCAGTGTTAAACATTTTCACAATAGAATCTTCGACACCGACGATATTGTAAACGTAAAAATACTTAGCCATAATTTAGTCCTCTTCAATTTTTTCAAATTTATAAATAGTGTTCTCAGTCTGGACAATAACATTTTTCTTGTCACTTGAGATGTAATAATCAACAACACAAGATGTGTGCATTGCGCCCGGATAATCATGCCCCTCATTATCTTTGATGTACCGGAAACCAGCTGATTCTCCACTCTTCAACCGTACAATCTTCATGGTCATGCCAATCCAAGTGAGATACCAGCCGTCGTTTCTAGTGCGACCAGTCACCAGTGATATTGCGTTCGCCAGCTTGTACTGATTCCCCATAATCTCATCATCAATCGGATTTTTATGAGTCAATGCAGCATTCGGCATTTTCTCAATTGTGCGGGTCAAAAGAAGCATAAAATGCATAAACGCATCATGTTTTTCTTCTCCAGCATCGATTTCTGCGTACTTGCCCATCCGATACAGAAGCTCGGACGTATCAATTGTCTTTCCCATAAACACCTCGATTACTGTTTTCCAGTAGAACCAAACCCACCAGCTCCACGCTCAGTCTCGTCCAATTCAGAAACTTCTTCAAAATAAGCCTGCCAGAACGGAACAACTGCCATCTGAGCAATACGGTCGCCATGAGTAATCATTTGAGGGATGTTGGAATGATTATGTAGTGCCACAATATACTCTCCACGATAATCTTGATCGCAAATGCCAGTTTTGTTTGCAGGAGCAAGTCCCTGCTTGGTTGCCAAACCGCTGCGAGCATAGATAGCGACATACCAACCTTCAGGCGGAGCCATCCGTAAACCAGTATGTACCTTAACGGTCTCATGCGGTTGAATCATAATACAACGGTCGCCATTCTTGTTTACCATCGTTGCGTCATCAAAACCGATATAAGCGTACAAGTCTGCGCAAGCAGCATTTGCAGAACCATAAGTTGGCAGATGAGCATCGTCGTGCAATTTGTTGATTTTAATGTTGGGGCGATAAGGCGTGATATTCTGCATCGAGCCAAAATCACTAAAATTCATATTATTTTCCTTTCTTTTCTGGAGTCCACCAAAGAGTCGGTTCTTTATATCCAAGACTCAATTTGATGTCAATTACTCGTTGGTTCTTACTCCCCATATATGGAAGAGAGATATCTTTCTCTGATTCAATAAATGGCCCATCTACAAGCACATTGATATCAGCAAGGATGTCAGATACGAGTCCGTCTTGATTCCACAAATCTTCCCATTTATATCCAGTCCAGAGCCACACATCTTTTTTGCTTAAAAATTCAGTCCATACACGATGAACAATCTTCTCAACAACTTCTCTATTTTCCGGCAACAGTGGATCTCCACCAGTGAGTGTAAGCCCTTGAATATAATCAGGTCGAAGTAAATCTACAATTTTATCGAGCGTTTCATCTGTGAATGGCTGACCACCATTCGGGTCCCATGTGGTAGGATTCTGACAGCCGGGGCAGTGATGGTCACAACCCTGTACGAACAATGTGACGCGCACTCCTTCGCCATTCGCTATATCACATGGAACGATTTTAGCGTAATTCACTTACTCACCTCTGCGTTCTTCTTAGCAGCTGCATCGATTGCTTCCTGCTCAGTTTTATAAAGGCCATTTACATACCTGTTATAATCTCCGTCGCAAAAAATAATGTGATCTTCGTCGGCTACCCACATTTGGTTAAGATTATTAAAATTAAGCCTTATATCAAATCTTGCAATCTTTCTTTTTTGTGCATAGTAGGAAAGATTTGAGACTCTTTTATATCCGTTACATTCAGGACATTTAATATCACGGTCTATGCTTCCATTGATTCTTGTAGAGACAACTCCTTTCCCATGACATAATGGACACTCGTAACTTTTATACTTGGCTTCTATTGTCCAAGCATCGTCTCCAATTTTGAAATCACCAATCAACGCACCAACGATTTTATTTACAAAGCCTTTTGGCAAATCATGTTCGTCCATTCGCTTATATAAAGCAATCTGGTCTTTAAGTTCTTCTTCGGACTTGTGTTTTTTGTATTCGAGCTCATTGACTTCACGCTGAAGTTTAATTTTTCTCGTTTCCAAGTCTTGATATTCTTTCATGGTAGTCTTAGCGCTATCAGAAACAAGATTTTTTAGTTGCTCAATTGCGCTAGATACAATTTGGTCAGCCTGAGACTCTGCCTCTGGTTCACACCAGCTATAATCTTCAAAATATCCCATCTCAAATAAACCTCACCCACATACTTGCACATACGATAATAAAAATATTCAGTACGACGCAACCATACATTCCATTCTTTCTATCACCTCGGAAAATATATGTAGAAATATCATACAGAATCTGCTCGGAGCGAATTACAGTTGCGGTTAAAAGCAAAATAATATAAGCTTTGGTCACGAACCAAACAATCTCAGTCAGCATCGATTAGCACCTCCTCGATTGGAATAATCTGACCATCAACGTAATAGCACATCTGACCGTGCTCATTATAATAAGGAGACATATAGCCGTAGCCTTGATTTCCGAAGCATTTACTGAATAAATAATACATAACGTGTGTATCCTTATCGTACACCATAGGAGTGTCACCAATGCGATAGAACCAGCCATTCTCTTTGGCTACATTCCCTACTGAGTCTTTCACACTTGCGTTGCATCCAGTCAGCATAACAGCTGCTAGAAGTACGCATACAACAGTATTTTTAAAAGTCTTAAACATACCTTTCCTTTCTGTTAAAAGCGGAATTTTAGAAAACACATCCGGTTTTGCATTCTTTAAAATCTTCTACACCCTCAATTATTTCCTTGTATCTATCTGGAAAGTTTTCTGGATAGAACCAGCCAAGTTCTTGATTTACTCCATAGTCGTAAAAACCAAATTCCTCCCACTTTTTAAGGTAGTAAACAAATTGCTTGTATGGAATAATTTTACGAAGGCAAGCATAGACTTGGCGAGGCCACATAACTTTTCGGAATGTCCAACACATAGTAAAGAGAATCTTCTCACGCTCTTTAAGCCCCATTCTTCTCTTCCTCCGTCATATATCGCCAATATACTATTGTATCTGCAACTTCATTGTAATCCGTATCATACCATACGCCATTAAATGTGATGCACGCAACGCTTTCTGTACCATCCTTGTACTTTACGATTACGTCTTCCGAACACATACCGTACTCCGGGACAGGAGGAGTAACATCTTTTGCGCAAAACCACCGCACATCAAGTTTCTCTTCTTCGTATGACACCAGCTTTATATCGTGATAACAACGTTGAAGAGCACTCTCGATCTCACTCTTAATTGGGTTTATGATAAATATATTGATTGTATGAATTTGGTTAAAGAAGGAGATTAAGAGATGCGAGTGCAAATTGGTAAATACATTATAAAGAACTGCGACGAGCGGAATCTCGTTATCGTTGAGCAGCGGCCAGCTGGTAAGAATCCAAAGACTTGTGAAATGGGCACTGGCGTAAAGGAGGTTACGGTCGGCTATTACCCGAACCTTGAATGGGCTTTACATAAGATTAAGGATTTGAATATTTCCGAGAGTGATGCCGATACCGTGGATGTTTTGCTGACGCAGCTTGAATGGATTGATGAGACGATTCGTTTGGTAGCTAAGGAGGTTAAGTGATGGATAAGTTTATTAACGCGACACACTTGATTCAAACATTGGAAGATACAAAGCCATTGATTGATAACAGTCCTGTTTCTGCTTTTCAGAAAACTGTATGCAAGATGACTTTGAATGGGGCAATTCAATACATGCAAGAAGAGATGGCCGCTGGCGGTGAGTTCCGTCGAGTGGTTCATGCCCACTGGATTGAACATTTTGAAGATTTTGGAGAAAGCTTCTTTGTTGAATGCTCGGCTTGTCATTCTAGCAAAAATGTCGATGAATCAAAGTTTTGTCCTGACTGTGGAGCTGTTATGGACGAGGAGGTTAAGTGATGGAGAAAGTTCTTTTACCTCGTGGGTATGGACGTTCATATGATGCTTGCAAATACGCAATTGAGCACGACTGTGATATTGTAGCACCAGATAGATCTGGTGTAATAGCTTTGGAATATATTATCAAAGGCATCTGTAAAGATTTCGATTCATTGGAAATAGACAGGATTACTTACTCTGATTATATTTATTCCGTAATCATAAATCACCACAAGTTCAATGGTGCGGTAGAAGCGATTGAAATTCGTCTATACGATATCTGTCAATATTTTGAACACGAAAAGACAGAACGTGGTCGAAGAAAAGATGTCGTATTTGATGATATTGACCGGTGTATGCAAGCCTTGTGTCCATATCGTAAAATCAGCATGGTCACAATGGAAGTTGAGGAATGAATGATGCGAACTTACGAGGATGTTGATGCAGAGATCAAGCAGCTTGTGCGTAACATGAATAGCAATAGCCTGACGCACAGCGAGTATGAGGCTGCTGATGATATGCTGGATGAGCTCTATCAGGAGCGTGAACGACTTTGGCTCAAGGCTATGGAAGATAGCGAGAGTTGCTGTCTGTAAAAGCCTAATTTTATATTTTTTCTTTATAGCTATACAATACAGGATACGTTTTAGAAGAATACGGAGGTGACTGCCGAATGGCAAAACAGCAAACTTGCCAGAAGTTTGTTTTTAAGATCCATACGAAGCGTCTGGTTGAAGCAAAATGGGATTTAACCCTACCATTAGATGAAGCCAGACGAAACCACGAGATCATCTCGCTGGCTGATAGCACTGTTCTACGATGGATTGATGAGTTGAATGGTGTTACGGACGCAGAGGCTAAGGCACGGAGTATCAAGCGTAGAATCAAAATGCTACGGAATGAACCTTCTTGCTTAGAGAACCGCCGGGAAATTCGGAGATTATACACTGAGCTGGATGCAGTTCAGTTTAAGCCGGATTATATGTGTCTGGTGGTTGACAAGAAGAACGACTACCGCCGGGCATGTTCTTCCAAGGGGTTCGAAATCAATGGAATCACGTATCGCCGTTTGGTTGGAACCACTGGTGGCGTTAAAAATAGCACGATTGTATTTGTGAGTGACCGTCTTGTTGATGAGATCCGCAAGCGAATCGATAATGGCCGTAACAAGGGTATGGAATTTGTGCCTGCAAAGTTAGAGGCTTATAGAGCCCTTGCTTGCTCTGCTTCTATTCCGGTCACTGACCCTGATGGTGTACTTGTTATAGATGATTGCTACACGCGCTTTAAAGACCATATTGTTGTTCTGGACGATGGAGTGTCTGGAGAACCTACGATAGTTGAAGATATGGAACACGATTGTGAGCTGTGTGCGAATGATGGGTTTGGACTTATTAGTTATGATCTTGCACAACAGTGGAGTGAGGATTTGAAGTTGCCATCTACTGCGTCTGGTTTCTGTGTGCGGAATGCGTTCTGTAAAGGCATGTTATTTCCCTTCCCTTTCCGTGAGTTCGCTAAGAAGGTAGCAAAACAGAATATGTTAAAGGACGCATGGGGAGATTATCGCGACATCAATAGAATTCAGGTCGTTCTTAGCACCTCTATGTTAAAGCTCTGGGATAGTTACCATAGTTGTGAGGACTATCTTGAAAACTGTAGAGAGAACCACTATCACTTCTCTGTAACCAAGACTTGTGAGTTGGAGCTTGATGAGGAGCGCAATCTGAATTATCAGTTTATTCAAAGCTATCAGCTTACGAATGATGAGATTCGTGAGCTTGTAAAGCCGACTTTGGACGAAATCAATGGCGTCATGGGCGGTGATTGGCGTGATGCGTTGCTGTATTTGCGTGGTAGTGGAATGCGTGATGACCCGAATTACATAAACAGTCTGGAAAACGACTATATTAAGGCTCTTATGATTGAGCCGGAAATGATTAACGACCCTTATGTGCAGAATCGGATTCGATACTTTATTAAAAAGCGAATCTCTCAGGCAAAAACGGGTGTTGTAAAGGTACGAGGGAATTTTCAAGTTGCGAGTGGCGATCCATATGCGCTTTGCCAGTCTATGTTTCGGATGGAGGTAACCGGACTATTGAAGGCCGGTGAGGTTTACAGTCGTTTTTGGAATGATAGAGACGTCAAGAGGATTGCTTGTTTTAGAGCTCCTATGAGTCAGATGGCAAATATTCGGTGCATGAATTTGAATGTATCTGATGATTGCAAATACTGGTATCGCTATATGAAGTCCGTGTTTATCACCAATGCGTGGGATAATATGTGTGCAGCGCTTAACGGTGAAGATTTCGATGCCGACCTTACATTTTCTACTGACAATAGAGTTCTCATTGATAAATGGGTAAATGAGCCGGTCGTTCTTTGTGTCCAGCGCAAATGCGAGAAAAAAGTTCCGACCGAAAAGGATTTTATTGAATCTAATATCAGCGGATTTGGAGATAATATTGGACGTACAACAAACCGAATTACAACGATGTTTGATGTGCGAAGTAAATTTGAGCAAGGTAGTAAAGAGTACGATGAACTTACGTATCGCATTATCTGCGGACAGCTTTATCAACAAAACGCGATCGACAAAATAAAAGGCGTAGCTACGACAGATATGCCGCAATACTGGTATGACAATAAAGCTTGCGCCGTTAAAGACGATGATAATCCTGATACTATCGAGGATAAGAAGTTCTGGAGCAGTATTTGCGCATGGCGTAAGCCATACTTTATGAGCTACATCTACCCTGCTCAGATGCGTGATTACAAGCAGTATGTGGCCGCAGCTCGCAAGCGTATCAAGTGGGATGGATTTGCCGGTCTGGATGAGATTATGCAAAAGACCGTCAAGGACGATGTGGATGAAATGGTTATCCAGTATTACCTCTATCGGATGCCGGTGGGAATCAATTCTTGTACCATGAACCGCCTATGCTGGACTGTTGAGGACGAGCTGGAAGATTTTGAAGAAGAACTCAAGATAAAGCGCAAGTTTGATTACGACTCGCTCAAGTCTGGTGTTGAGTATACCAACTCTCAGTATTATGGCATCCGCTCTATCTTTAAGGACTACTTGAGGTTTGCTCGTGGTAACGCAATCCATTCTGGCAACGGAAATAATAATAAGGAAACCGGCGCAGACCGCAAGGAGCGAATTGCGCTGTATCAGGAAAGTATGTTCCGCAATCTTCACGATAAGTGTTCTAATGACGATGTGCTTTGCGACATTCTGCTTGATCTTTGTAAAAAGAATGCATCCAGTATTGCAATCGTCTGGGAGTTGTTTCATGATACTTTGATTAAACGCTTATTGGAACGCCATAATGGTATGGTGCATTCTCTTGTGCAGGATGAGAATGGCGATATTGAATATGACGGCAAGCGTTTCAAGGATGTGTTGGTTGACATGAATAGCAAGGAGGATGCGGATGATTGTATTGAATGAAGTTCTTTACGCTGAAGAGTGGCTAGAGAAGGATGTGCCTTGGAAGAAAGCGGGGCATGTTTTGCATTATGTAGCGAAGTATTATTTCTATAAGGGATACTCAAAGGATGACGTAAGAGAAAAGCTTAACGAGTATATGCTACGTCATTTTGAAGGGTATAACAAGGTACTAGATAGAGAATTGATTGATAAAGCGATTGCTTCTGCTAAAGGTCGTCCTATGGTCGAACTTGATGGTGTGTGCATTACGAAGGCTGAGGTAGAGAAGATTCAAGCACTTGAAAGCAAGCAGATGCAACGCCTGATGTTTACGATGCTGTGTCTGGCAAAATACCATATTGCTGTTAATGAAAAATGCAACTACTGGATTACGGAAGATACGGCTGATATTTTCAGGATGGCAAACGTATCTGTAAATGAGAAAAAACAGAACGAGATGATCTGTGAGTTACATAATCTTGGCTTTATTGGGTTTGCTAGCTTGAAAAAGATTGACAACTTGAATATCCATGTTTTGATTGCAGAGCCGGACTCTCCTCATGAGATTTTCGTGGACGATTTTGAGAATGCTGGTATTCTATGGAGCCAGTATTGCGGGAAAGAATATATCAGGTGTGATTGTTGCGGAAAGATGGTTGCTCGCACCGGACGCAGGCAAAAATACTGTCGTAAGTGCGCCAAAAACGTAAATATCGAGAAAACCGCACAAAATAGAAAAATGTTTGATTTATGAAATGCGGAAAAGCGCGACATTTTAACGTAGATACGTTATAATTTTACATATACAGAGTAAAACACAGTGCGGAAAGTTATGGTAGGGAGAGAGCGAGGACGCTTGTTTTCTTCCTACCTATTTTATTTTGAAAGGGTGTTTTACCTAATGATTGAAATCACTAAGTCCGAAGCGAAGGCTGTGCGAAAGGTCTTCCCTCATGCTTGCATTGCAAAGACCCGTCACAAGCGGTATCTGGAAGAGTCTGCTCGATATCTTGAGTTGCTTCCTTTTAATATTGCCGCTGTCGAGATGCTGAAGCAGATGCAGCGTAACGCACGTTACTAATCTTTGAAAGAACGAGGTATAGACTATTGGACTTTGAAATTCAACTGCCAGAAGAGATCACCAACCTTATGAATGGTGGCGGTCTTCCCTCTCCTGAGATGATGAACTTCTACGTTGATGAGAAGGATCGCATCTTCTTTATTGACTTTGAGATTGACCAGTCTCTGATTGAAATTGAGCGCAAGATTCTGCAGTACAACCGTATTGATAAGGATACTCCTGTTGAGCAGCGTAAGCCTATTAAGCTGTTTATTTACAGCTATGGTGGCGAGCTGGATGCAATGTTTAGCTTCATTGATGTTGTTGCGCTGAGTAAGACTCCTGTTTGGACGATTAACGCAGGTATTGCAATGAGCGCCGCTCTTGTGATGTTGCTGTCTGGTCAGAAGCGCTTTGCTCTACCTCACTCTACCGCGCTGATTCATAGTGGCTCTGGCGGTACTCAGGGTACTTTCGAACAGTCTAAGATGGCTATGGACTACTACGAGAAGCAGGTTGTGAAGATGCGTGAGTATATTATGGCTCACTCTACTATCGACAAGAAGACCATGACCAAGAATAAGGCTAAGGATTGGTATCTGGATGCTACTGAGCAGGTCAATTTTGGTATCGTAGATAAGATTTGCGATGATGTGGATGAGTTCAATTAAGGGAGAGTAAATATATGGCTTCTGACAAGACTGAAATGCGCAAGAAAAAGGATATTCCGCAAAATCTGGATGAGTACCCTACTTTTTATGGTATGACTCTCGATCCAGAACAGAAGGTGTTTAGAGACGCAATCTGGAGTCCTGATATTGATGTCGTTTTCTGCAATGCCCGTGCTGGTACTGGCAAAACTACAATTGCTGTTGGTGTAGCAAATCTGCTTGTCCAATATGGACTATATAATGGTATTGCTTATATTGTTTCTCCAACTCAAGAGGAGAAGCAAGGTTATCTTCCTGGCACTCAAGAGCAGAAAAGCGCTCCGTATATGGAGCCTCTTTATCAGGCACTTGAAACAATCGGCGTAAATCCGAATGTTGCAATGATTGTTGACGATAACCCTGAAAGTCAGAAATACGGTGCATATATTCAGTGTGCAACTCACACATATATGCGCGGCATCACCTTTGATAAAAAGGTAATTTTGCTCGATGAAACACAGAATTTCTATCTTAGTGATCTTTTAAAGGTCATTACCAGACTGAAGGATTCGTGTAAGCTTGTCGTAATCGGACATACTGGTCAGTGCGATTTGTATAAGAACCCACAGAACAGTGGTTTCCTCCCATATCTTGAACATTTTAGGGGACATGACCGAACTGCAATTTGCGAGTTACATACCAACCATCGTGGCTGGATTAGTACGTGGGCTGATATGATTCAGTTTAATCGTTAAATACTTCAATTTTGAAATAAAATATAAGGGAGAATAAAATTATGGTTGCTAAGAAGAGTGTTGTTTTTAAGAACGCTATTATTGATACTGCAGAGGGCACTATCACCGAGATTACCAAGGACGGTGAGAATGTCTTCAATTTGAAGGAGGCTCTGGCAAAGTGGGATGGCATTGAGGGTGTCACCATCAATATTTCCACTTCTGATGAGCTGCTGGGCGACCCGGCTTGATGCCAATGGGTTGCTATAATAAACGGCCAGAAGAAACGAGTGATGACTTCTTTGTAAGAATCGGGAATGCTGTTCTGGCTAGAGAGTTGACTTGGGATGGCGCATCCAAGGTGCTCAATGATGAGTTGGGTAAGAATTTTGGTGAGTGCACATATCGCAAGCGTTTTAAGGCATTCCGTGCGGGTATGCAGTATCAGGAGTCCTTATCTAATAGAGATGTAGGAACCTGTATCCTGTCTATTTCCGACCTACATATTCCATTTCAAAAGCCCATTGAGACTTTTAGTGAGTACGCTGGCAAGATTGATATCCTTCAGGTAAACGGCGATTTGGTTGATGCGCAGGCCATTTCTCGTTTTAATAAGGTGTATCGTAAGAGTCCAATGGAGGAAATTCTGATTGCACGGCAGTATATGATTGACCTGATTGAGATGCTTCAGCCTAAGAAGGTTGTTATCAATTATGGTAATCATGACTTACGCTTCCAGAATTATCTTGCTAAGAATCTGGACACCGACTTGCTTGAACTTATGCCAAAGACATCGTTGGAGCTTATTTTTGTTGATGGCTTTAACCATTATAACAAGGAGCTTCATACTAAGGTTCATTACGACCCTTTGATTGATGTTTTCAAGGACAGTGATATTGAGATCGTTTATAACGATACTTGGTTCAGTTTTGTTGGTGAAACAATTTTTGTGCATCCACTTGCTTATTCCAGCGGTATGTTGAAAACGGCAGAAAAGGCATATCGGTATTTCAAGGATAATGATTATTTCTTTGACAATATCGTGATGGCACACACTCATAAAACAGGTCACTATGATATCGGTAATTCTGTAATTTATGAGCAGGGCTGTTGTTGTGAAACGTCAAAAATGGATTATGCAGATGGAAAATTAACCCCATCTCAGCGAGAAGGGTTTATTCTGGTTTATCAGGATAAATTCGGAAGGTTGAATGAAGATAAAACACGCATCGTGCGTTTGAATTAAAAGCGGTGACACCCTACCAGTAAGTGGGTAATTAAAAAAGAAGTACGACCGCAAAGTTTGCTTTGGGACATCATTTGTTGTCTCCTTTTCTATGCCCGTAGACTAGCGTCTACGGGTTTTATGTGCCAGTGTAGTTCAGTTGATAGAACGCGGGTTTTGTACTCCCGATATCGCAGGTTTAAGTCCTGTCATTGGCTCCATGCCACTTTAATTCAGTAGATAGAATAATGTGTTCGTACCACATATGTCGTAGGTTTGATTCCTACAAGTGGCTCCAAGCTGTGCGGTCAATAGCTGCTACCGCCTAGACCAACTCAATCTACGGATGGTTGGATGCAAAGTAGTTCTGTGGAACGAAATGATAAGCTATTCGTGTTTCGCTACGTTAATGCGAAGTTTTAAAAGTCTAAAACAAGCGTTTTATCGACACGAGAACAATTCAACTAGCTCGGATAGTTTGATGGATGCTTGTTTTATTGTGCGGTCTTACTCAAGTGGTTGAAGAGAACGGTCCTGAAAACCGTTAGGTCGGCAAACCCGATGCCAGAGTTCGAATCTCTGAGACCGCGCCAGTCCTTCTCCCGGAGGGCTTGTAATTAAAACCGGTTCCCTACCACCGGCTAAAATGTAGGTTTTATGCGCCCATAGCTCAATTTGGTAGAGCAGCGGTCTCCAAAACCGCGTGTTTCCTGTTCAATTCGGGATGGACGTGCCAACAAAATGGTCTCCAATTCGCGGTTGGAGACAAGTCCGAAGTCAAACTATGACCAATCTGTGGTGCGCACACGATTGCGAGATAGGTGACACTTAGGCATCATATAACGCAGAGTGGAGCAGTCAGGTAGCTCGTCTGGTTCATACCCAGAAGGTCGGTGGTTCGAATCCACCCTCTGCACCCAGCATCTCACCTTTTGCAAGCCTGCCGTCAGTTTTCTACTCCCTCTGGCGGTAGGTTTATTTTGATTATTATGCCGGTTCGCTGGCAGGGCGAGGTATGTTACCGACATAAATGTCGTGAACATAGCAAGCTCACATAGATGATAAAGACCTCGGCTCACTACGGTGTCAAAATGCTGAGGTCGAATTTTGAATAGAACCTATTAAGCCTCTCAACGATGCGTATCATGATAGGTCTTTAATGGAAGGAAACACTCTCGGCCTCTGCTATGCAAGCACATTAGAGGGTGTATTTGCTGCCGTAGAACGTGCGCACATTCTACGGCTTTATTTTTGATTTTGATTGGAGGTGTATTGATGCCGAGAAAGAAAAAGGTACTAGATTCCGTCGAAGCATCTATACCTACCAAGGAAAAATGGGAATGTACTCGTTGTGAACACTCGTATGAAACTCCCACTGGACATTTTTATAAAAATAGTTTTTCTCAATTATTTAAAAATCGAGGTGGGTTCTCTACTCTTTGTAAGGAGTGTGTCAATGAATTATTCGATGAGTACACGAAACGATATGAGAGTGAACGTATAGCATGTATGATTCTTTGTCATATGTTGGATTTTCCATTCTATAACAGTCTTTATGATTCTATTGTGCAGAACTCCGGCTCTTGCAAACCAGGAATGTACGCCAGAGCTCTCTCGTGTCGGCAGTATCAATTCCAGACATTTGCAACCGTTCTTACAAATGGTGAATTGAATAAGAATGCTCTGGATGTTCGAGATGAAAAAGAACAAAAGTGGTCAAAGGCTGAAATTCAAGCTCGTGATGATGTTGTTTCGGTTGTCGGATACGACCCGTTTGAAGGACACTCTGAAAACGACCGACGTTATTTGTTTAGTGACCTTATTAAATATTTCGAAGATGGTATTGAGGACGATCCTTATAAGCTATCTCAGATTATTCAGGTTGTCATCAATAACGGCCAGATTCGTAAGATTGATTTCCGACTTGCCCAGCTTGACCCGATGAATTCAGCAGACACAATCAAGAGCCTTAACGATATTAAGGTCAAGCTAGTTTCTAATAACGATAAGATTGCCAAGGAAAACGAGATTTCTGTCAAAAATCGCTCCAACAAGGATGCCGGACGTAACACACTTACTTTCTTAATGAAGGATATGCGTGAAAAGGATATTGCTGGTGCAGAAGCAAACTTCTACGACCAGTTACGGTCTCCGGGCACTCAATGGGCGGCAGATATGAGTGTTAAGGCAATCAAGGAAAATGCTTTCTTTGACGAAAACGACATGCAGGAAATTTTCGATACACAGAGAGAATTGATTGATAAGTTCCAGAAAGAAAGTGATGACGCTAAGGAAAAATACAGGCTGTCTCTGATTGAGAATCAGCGGCTCAAGGAGCTGTTGGAAGATGCTGGTATTGACGCAAGCGCAAAAGATACGGATGGTGATGCCGTATGAGAATGAAACAAAGAGCGCCCATTATTACAGCCGTAAAACGTAAGATTTATGAATGTGATGCGGCAACGATTGCATTCTATCGGCGCAATCCTGTTATTGCGGCCAGAGATTTATTGGGCATCCAACTATTTGACGCTCAGGCATATATGCTGGAACAGAGCTGGAATGCAAGTCATGTTCTTTGGGCGTGTAGTCGAAACTTTGGTAAGTCTTTTGTAGGTTCTGTTTTCATTCTACTAAAGGCTATCCTATATGAGAATCAAGCTATTTATATTGTAAGTAGCGTTGGTGATCAGAGTAAGGAAACTTTTAATAAAATCGAAGAAATTGTCACTCGTGTTGGTAAAACAGCTGCGTCTATCCGTAGTTTGCAAGATATTGCAGAAAAGGAAACCAAAAAGTCTGCAACTAACAAGAGTGGCTTTAGTCATAACCCCGCCGGGTACGTTGTCGAATTTTACAACGGCAGTTCTATTAACACGCTAAACTCCAACCCGGATTCCAACCGATCCCGTCGTGCAACTCTTGTGTTTTTTGACGAGGCTGCGTTTTGCTCTGACGAACTGATTGTTGTCTGTGAAGCTTTTGCCACTCAGAATACTGATTTCGTGACTGATACGGACGATTCTTATAACCCTGATACTCAACCTCGCAAGGTTCCTACACAGCTTGTGTATGCTTCGAGTCAGGATACAATGGACAAACTATTCTATCGTTATTACAAAAACTTTGCAAAGCGTATGATTGCCGGTGACCGTGATTATTTTGTTTGTGACATGATTTGTGATGTTGCAATTCAAGTCTATATGAATGGAAAACCATATAAGGCTTTGTTGACAAGAGATAAAGTCGAAGCAGCGCTAAAGTCAAATAGAATGAAGGCGATGCGTGAATACTACAATCGCCCAAGCAGAGATGGTGGTGTGAACCAGATTATCAAATGGGGAACGATTCGTCGTAATGAGCGCAAGTATATTCCACAGCTTTATTGGGATAAGAACTATCAGTATATTCTTGCGTTTGATCCTGCCCGCACAATGGATAACTCTATTGTTGGTGTTATGCGTATTTATAACGATCCAGAAAATGGCATGTGTGGCGACATTATAAATTGCGTGAACATGGTCGACCTTGCGAATGAGAAAAAATTCAAGCTCGATTCTAACCGACAACTTGAACAGTTACATGAATTGATTTTGCACTACAATGGGCAGAACCCAGACTATGAGTACATTGACAGGTTAATGATTGACCAAGGAGCAGGTGGTGGCGGTACTTCGACCTATGCAGATGGATTGCTTAATAATTGGACCGATAAGTCAGGTGCAGAACATCGCGGCTTTATTGACGCAAATCATGAGTTGTACGAAGGGTATGATGCTCGTTATCCAGATGCTGTTGATAAGCTACGTTTGATTAGTCCTCGTAAGTATCGTACCGTTATGGTCGAGGAATTCATTGAGCTGATGAATCTTGGCGTCATTCACTTTCCTCTTGAATACAATGGCGGAGATTACGTTCAGGTAGTAGACGGCGTGGATAAATCAACTGGTCAAGAAATTTTGAAGACGCATGAGCTTTCCTTAGAGGAACAGACTGCGTGGGTCAACATCGACTTGATGAAGAACGAGATTACAAGTATTCAGAAAACTACAAACTCTGAAAATACGACCGTAACATATGCTTTGGCACCCGACGTTGCAAATAAAATTCACGATGATAGGTTCTATGTCGCGATTTTGCTTGCCCATCGTCTATACGAATTACGTCGTAAAGATAAAGTGCGTCAGTCTGCGATGGAGACAATGACTACTCCGCCGATTTGCATTTCTAACATTGACTTCTAAGCAGAGGAGGTGAAAATGTGGCAAGAAAGAAAAAGGAAGATTTTGATGTCGTGACTGCTTCACAGACGGATGATGGTACTGTTGTTATCACCTCTTTGAATGAGCTTTCAGAAGAGAGAATGAATAACGTCATCCGAAATGCAGTTGCGTCTTATGACCCTGAGAACAAGCAGTACAGTACATATTTGAAAATATCAGCCTCCTCTGAAACGCTGACGGTTGACCGAATTGATGAACTTGCACGAGGGCTACAGTCAAGCCTGACGAATGTGCAGACGGTAAATGGAATCATTCGTAATTACATCAATAAAGATGACCTGATTGGCATTACTTATGATGCGATTGAGGCGAATGTTAATACGGAGTTCAAATGCAGTTTCGCGCAGTTCCCTGAGCAGCGTAATAAGACAAAACAGGTAAATTACGCCCGTGAAGTGATTGATGATTTCAACGCACAAATCAACGTGCGAAGTCTGTTGCGTGCTGCCATTCCGATGACTTATGCAGAGGGCACTTACATTACATATCTGCGTCAGAAGGATGAGAACTACATTGTAGACTACTACCCTCTTGGTATTGCTGAGATAAGTGATTATTTATCAAATGGACAGCCTGTTGTGCTTATCAACATGTCTAAGCTGAAATCTGCTTTGAGCAAATCTATGCTGAAGGATAAGAAGAATAAAGCACTGTTCTTTGAAAATCAGGAAACTGAGATTCAAAATAACTATCCAGACGAGGTGTATCAGGCATTTAAGAATGGTGATACATATGCAAAATTGGATGTTGACCATTGTGGTGTGATTCGTATTGGCAATATGGGGCAGAAATATGGTGTCTCTCCCCTATTCCGCGCCTTACGTCCGGCATTGATGCTTGAGACCTTTGATATTTCAGACCGTGTAAATGCTAAGGCAAAAGCAAAGAAAATTATCTTGCAACAGCTTGACCCTGCATTGATGGGTCCAAACAACGACAAGAAGGGTTTTGCTGAACAGGTGACGGCACACGATAACCTGTTGCGTGCATGGAAGCAAAATACCGTGCTTGTGACGACAGCTCCTTATGTAAAGGATATCAGGTATGTTGAGCCAAAAGTTGAGATGACAAATATAGAGACTGTCAAACAGTATCGCAATCGAGAAATGGCTGCTTTGGGTATTAGTTTTTTGAATACTGATGGTCAACAGACTGTTTCAACTGCAAAGGTGTCTCTTGACCAGTTGATGAAAAATATTGGTAAGATTGCAGAACAGATTGAAGATGTATTAAAGCGATGGTATCGCATTCGTCTCGAAGATGCAGGTGTAGACCCAATGTACTGCCCTGATGTAAAGGTCTCTACTACTGAAATGATGGGCATGGAGATGAAGAAGGCGATTGCTCAGTTCCTGTTCACCACTTTGAACTGTTCTTACAAGACTGCTTACGAGTACATGGGACTTCATGCTGAGGACGAACTACGCAAGCGTCAGGCTGAAACCGAAGAAGGTTATGACGATGTATTTGTGGCTCGCCAGACCTCTTATACATCGACCGGTAGTTCCGGCGGTGGTGGTGACAGTGATAAAAAGACAGGCCGTCCAAAGGGCGAGGAAACTGAAAAACAAATTTATGACCAGCAGAGAAATGAAGATAGTAAGTGAGGTGATGAACGATGAGTAAGGAGTATTTCTATAGTAGAAATATCTGTTGCTCTGAGATTACGGAGCATCCAGACCACTATCTTGCCAAGTTTGTCATCTGTGACTTCTCAGTAAATGGGAATCAGGTTGCTTTGAACCGTGACACCATTGAAAGTTGGATGAGTACACTGGTTGGCAACCCGCTTGTTGGTAAGTTGGTCGTAGCTCCAAAGGGTGAACTGGATTTCTCCGGTCACAATATGAAAGTCGTCACCAGAAAAGACGATGATGGCAATGAATACAAAACTGCTGAATTTGACACTGATGCATTCGGTAGTTTTCAGTCAGTCGGTATCGAGAAAATTGACGATACCGACTTTATTGTTGCCTCTTGTAAGATCTGGAAGCGATATCCAAAAGCTTGTGCGACGATTCTGCGCCGTATTGAGAGTGGCACGTTAAACACCAGTTGGGAAATCGATGTGCTGAAAGCTCATAAGGGAATCGTGGGTGGTCGCATGGCAAAAATCATTGACGATGGTGTGTTTACTGCGCATTGCTTGCTTGGTGCAAATGTTGAGCCGGCATATAAGTGTTCTAAACTACTTGAAGTCGCTGAAACCGATTTTGGTCTTGAATTGGCAAATGCCTATATCGAGGACACAAAAGAGATTTCAAATATAGAATCTAATGAAAAGGAGGCAAAAAATTTGGAACTGAATAAGGACAAGGAGACTCAGACCGTACAGGTCGAGTCCACTAAGCCTGAGCAGGCAGAGCAGACCCCCGTTGGCGAGCCAGCCGCAGCACCTGCTACTGAGCCCACTACTCCGGCAGAGCCTGATGTTCAAACTTCCGAGGAAGGCGGTGAAACTCCTCCCCCGACCGAGCCTGAAACTGGCACTGAACCTGCTGGTGAGCCTGAGCCCACTCCAGAGACTTCCAGTCTGACTGTCGATGATATCATGAGTAAGTTGCGAATGGAAGTTCGTAAGATCAATTCTGACATGTATCTGGTCGAGATGTTCCCAGAAGATCACACTATTTGGTGTAAGAAGTATGGTCCTATCAATGACCTTGATTACATTATGTTCCCTTACACCGTTGAGGGTAATGAGGTTTCTCTGGGCGAGCCGCAAAATATCACTCTAGTTGTTTCTATTTCTCAGGTCAACACTAAGATTGCGGAGCTGAATAGCACTATTGCAAGTTTGAATACTGAATTGCAGAGTGCAAAGGAAGAGGTTGCTTCTCTGGCTCCATATAAGGATCAGGCTGAGAAGGCAGAAGCAGAAAAGGCGGCTGCAGAGCTTGCACAGAAGAAGGAGGATCTGCGTCAGTACGCAATCTCCAGCAAGATGATTACTGAAGCTGAAGTTTCTGAGGGTGGCAATTACGCAAGTCTGATTGAGAATCTGGACGAGACCGGCATCAAGAGTGTGATTGCTGAGCGTTGCGTTGAAGCCGCCAAGAAGGCTCCTACTGAAAAGAAGATTGAGACCTCTGAGGTACATAAGTCTGAGAGTATCAAGCTGAATTTGAATGAAACCAAGTATAACACCACTAGCGCTAACAAGCGTGATGCATGGCGGGAATATTTGGGTAAGTAATAACATTTAAGAGAAAGGAAAAATATTATGATGCGCGTCCGGTAGTCGATTATGATGAAGATATTACAACCTTTGATACCGGCGACCAAAACTTCACAAGAAGCGGCAATTATACATGGTATGACACCTTCTCGGACAATGATTTTTCTACGGTCGATACCAACAAAGAGATCACGCTGAGTCCGACTCAGGTAAATATCACACAGGAAAATAACAGTCAGGTCATTCCATTTGAGATGCCGCGTTATTACGATGGTGTTGACCTGATGGGCATGACGATTCAGATTCATTATGTGAACGCCAATAACGCCGAGAACTATGCAGCGCCCATCAATGTGAGTTACAGCGATGATAAAATTCGATTCTACTGGATGGTCAGCGACTATGCCACTGTGAAGGATGGCGTGCTGAAATTTGAAATTATGGCAACTGGTGCAATCACTGTACCTAGCAGCGGTGAATCAAAGAATTATCTGTGGCGTACAAAACCGAACGAGAAGCTGAATGTTTTGAAATCCCTGACCGGTACAGCAATGAACGACCCGACTGGTGACGACTGGTACACACAATTCTTGTCTACAATGAGTCAGAAAGTTGGCGAGGCACAGACTGCCGCAACACTAGCCGCTCAGAGTGCAAAAGACGCGCAGGCAGTCGTGGATGGCTTGGCTGATACACTGGCAAATTACTACACTAAGGAAGAAGTAAATGGTTTTATTACTCTACTTCAGGGTGACATTGCTAAGGTTGACGGTCTGGCAAAATTTGATGTGCAATACGATGCAGAAACACAGACAATTAAATTCTTGAATGGTGACAAACTTATTAAAACCATTACTCTGAACACAGACCCGAGTGCTGAATGGGTAACTGCTTTCAATAAGACTGTCGATGCAAAAATCGATGAAAATGTCTCCGTTGTCCAGACTGAGCTGACTGAGTATAAAACCAGTAATGATGCAGCCGTAAAAAATCTGCAAGACAGTGTTGGAAATTTACCTGAGACGCTGCAAAGTGATTATTATAACAAACAAGCAACCAACAAACTTCTCGAGTCAAAGGCTGAAAAGGCTAGTGTTGAGACAGTATCAAACGATTTAACTGTTGTGAAGAACACCGCCTCTGGTTTGCAGAACAGCATTGATACTATCAACAGCGACATTTCCGACATTCAGGAGCAGCTAAAGAATGTGAAGCCCGACCCGAATGCTGGGCGTGAGTACGATATTACTTATGAGGATTCTAAGCTAAACCTATTAGAAAATGGCACTGTTAAAACTACCGTTGTTATTCAAGGCGGCGGTGGCGGTGGTGGAAACTCAAGCGTTATCACAATCGAGCGTCTGGATGGTTCTGCGCTGACTGTTATTGCTGGCGACCCCGCTGTTATCAATTACAACTTTACTTCTGTAGATAACTCTGGCGATGATACTGGCTCTGCTACTGGTGTTTGGTATGTCGGCAATACAAAAGTTGGCACACAGACTATTATTCAGGGCAAGAACAGTTTTGATGTGACCCAGTATCTGCATAGCGGAGACAATACTGTTAAGCTGCAAGTGACCGATAGTGTTGGCAGTGTTGGCACAAAGACTTGGACTATCAATGTGGTTGAGTTCTATCTTGAGAGCACCTTTGACGATACGCTGGTTTATAGTGGTGAAGTGACTTTCCGCTACACTCCGTATGGCAATATTTCGAAGACTATCAACTTTACGATTGATGGAAAGACGCTTGGCTCTACCACGACCGCTGTTACTGGCAGACAGCTGACTTATGCCATCCCGGCTCAGATTCATGGCGCACATCTTGTGGAAGTTTCCATGACTGCTGAAATCAATGGCAAACAGGTCACCAGTAATAAGATCGTCAAGGATATTATGTGGACAACTGAGGGAGATACAACTCCTATTATCAGTTGTGCAACAAAGACAGCAAGTGCAAAACAGTATAGCAATGTCGCAATCAACTATACCGTTTATGATCCTTCCAGCTCTACGACCACTGTAACACTGGAGGTTGACGGCGCTAAGATTGCTACTCTGACTGTTGGACGTACCATGCAGACATGGACTTGGAAATCTGCTGATATTGGCACTCATACGCTGAAAATTGTATGCGGTTCTGTAAGTAAGACCATCAGTGTTGAGATCAAAGAACTTGGTATTACGATTGAGCCTGTTAAGACAAATCTGGCTTTCGACTTTAATCCTGCTGGCAAAACAAATTCTGACGAGACTCGTCTGTGGACTGATGGCAATAATAGACTTACTGTTAGTGACAACTTTGACTGGTCTAATGGCGGATATCAGCTTGACGAAGATGGCGACACCTACTTCTGTGTAAAGGCTGGTACGACTGCAAATATCAGTTACAAGTTGTTTGGCGATGATGCAAAGAAGCTGGGTAAGAATTTCAAGCTGGTATTCAAGACCACGAACGTCAAGAACTACGATGCTACAGCACTGACTTGCTTGAATGGTGGCATTGGTTTGAATATTCAGGCACAGAAGGTCACGCTGACCAGTGAGCAAAACAGCATTTCCCTACCAACTTGTGAAGACGACTTTATGGAATTTGAATTTAATATTCTGCCAGATAGTCAGTACAAAGAAATGGTTCTATGGTTGGATGGTATTCCCTGTCGTGTTGAGCTGTATGATGCAAGTGACAACTTTACACAGGCTTCTCCGGTAGGCATTACGATTGGTTCTCCTGATTGTGACGTACTGGTTTACCGTATGAAGTCCTACATGATGAACCTGACAGACGACGAGATCCTCGACAACTTTATTGCAGACGCAAAGAATGCAGAGGAAATGATTGAGCGCTACACCCGCAATGATATTACGGACGTGAGCGGCGAGCTGAATCCTGACCTGCTGGCTGAGAAGTGCCCAGACCTGCGCATTATCAAGATCTCCGCTCCGACATTTACGACTGGCAAAAAGAACGAAGTGCCGAATACGACTATTCAGCACATTTATAAAAATGGTCGTGCTGTGGAAGACAATTGGACTGCTACTGGCTCCCACAAGGGACAGGGCACTAGTTCTAACGCATATGGTGAATCCGGTCGTAATATTGATATCGATTGTTCTGGTGGCTTTACCTTTGGTGATGAAAGCACTGGCAGTAAGTATGCATTTACAGAAAACAGCGTTGGTGAGAAATATTTTAACATTAAAGTCAATGTTGCCTCTTCTGAGAATGCAAACAATGCTCTGCTGGCAGACGAGTTCAACGAGTTTAATCCCTATATTCGTCAGGCTCGCAAGGACAACCCGAAAGTGCGCGACACTATGGCGTTTTACCCTTGTGTCATTTTCATTCAAGAAACTGACACTACGAACGCAACTGTCTTTAAGGACGGTCAATGGCATTTCTATGCCTGCGGAGATTTTGGTAATTCCAAAAAGAATAGCGAGACGATGGGTATGGACCCGAATAACCACAAGGAAGTTATCGTTGAAATCGACAACAATACCGATGCACAAACCCGCTTCCTGAGCGGCGACTTCTCTGAGGAAACTTGGGATGGCGACCACAGCTTTGAGTTCCGTTACATCAATAAGGCTTGTACCGAGGAAGAGATTCAGGCTGCAAAAAACGCATGGATTCGTGTGCAGAACTGGGTCGTGAATGCGGACGATGAGGAGTTTAAGAAGAACTTTGAAAACTACTTTGTCAAGGATTCTACCCTGTTCCACTATCTGTTTACTGAGCGTCATACCATGGTCGATAACCGTGCTAAGAATGTATTCCCTCACACGACAGACCTTGTGCACTGGGATTTCTGCTTTGACTACGATAATGATACTGCGATGGGCAACGATAACGAAGGTGGTCTGACCCTGAGCTACGGCTATGAGGATATGGACACCATCGGCACAAAAAGTGTGTTCAACGCACATGATTCTAAGCTGTGGTGCAAGATTCGTGACCTGTTTGCAGACGACCTCGCAAAGATGTTCCTGAACCGTGAAAGTGCTCTGGCATGGAGTGCTACTCGTATTTTGAAAAAGTTCGAAGACTATCAGGACGTAAAGCCCGAGAAGTTGTGGATCATGGATATGCGGCGCAAATATTTCCGTACTTACGAGGATAATGGTACAACTAGCTATCTGCCTATGATGCACGGCAATAAACGTCATCAGCGGCGTCAGTTCCAGCGTTATCAGGAAAAATACATGGCATCAAAGTATACTGGTGCTGCTTGTACCTCTGATGATATGACCATTCGTGGCTATACTCCGACTGACTGGACAGGCGTGAAACCCGATGGTACTTTCCATATTGTTCCATATGCCGACACTTACGTCTCTGTGCGGTATGGTTCTAACCCTGTGAAGGTGCGTGGTAAGCGCGGTCAAACTTACGAGATTCAGTGTCCGATTGCGGCTATGAATGATACCGAGGTTTATGTTTACAACGCCTCTATCATCCAGAGCATTGGCGATATTTCTGGTTTCTACCCCGGCTATGTTGATTTCAGCCACGGTGTAAAGTTGACTGACCTGAAGATTGGTTCTGCCGCCGAGGGTTACAAGAATACAAACATGACTGATTTTGCGGTTGGTAACAACACACTGCTTGAGCATTTGAACCTGCAGAATGTGCCGAACCTGAAGAAGTCCATCAGTCTGACAGGTTGTACGAATCTGGAAGAGTTCTATGCTGGCGGTTCTGGTATTACTGGTGTCGCGTTTGCTAAGGGTGGCAAAATTAGAAAAGCGGAGTTACCTGCGATCGCAAGTTTGAGCGCTAAGAATCTGAATTATCTGACTGACCTAAAGATTACAGATTATAAGAACATCACCACCCTGACGGTTGAGAAGTGTCCGACAATCGACTTGATCGATATGCTGGCGAAGTGCACGAACTTGAATCGTGTGCGTCTGACTGGCGTTGATTGGCAGCTGGATGACACTTCCCTGCTGGATCGTCTGTTGAAGATGACCGGCTTGGATGAAAATGGTTATAACACTGATCATTCTGTTGTTGAAGGTAGTGTCCATGTGCCCATTATGCGTGAGCGTCAGCTGGCAGAGTTTACGGCACAGTGGCCTGATTTGAATATCACTTACAATACACTGGTTCAGCAGTTCAAGTGGACGTTCGTGAATAAAGACGGCACTGTTCTGGATATCCAGTACATTGATAAGGGTGGTAAGGCAGTTGACCCTGTTACCCGTAAAGAGAATCCGATTCCGACGCCCACTACTGAGAGCACAATCTCTACGGACTTTACTTTCAGCGGCTGGGATACAGAGTTTACGACAGTTTTCAGCAATCAGACTATTACTGCTCTGTATACTGAATCTGTACGTAAATACACTGTCCGCTATATGAATCGTGGGGCTGTACTGCAAGAGACTGTTGCTCCGTATGGCTCTATGGTGCTTTATACTGGCGACACTCCGACATATACTTCTGAGGAAACTGCTTTTAAGTATTATTTGTTCAGTAGTTGGGATAAGGGCGGCTATGTTATTGGCGATAAAGATATCAACGCAGTTTATGATGTATGCGAATATTCTTCCACTTACTTTGATGGCAAGGAAATTGGTCAACTTCGTCCTGTTGAAATCTATGCCATGAGCAAGGTCGGTGTAGAGCAGAAAATAGTAGAAGCAAAAGACGAAGTTTCTATTAAACTTGGTAATGACTTTAGTTACGATGATATTACCGAGAAGATTCTCATAAGCGAGCCGCAGGTATTTGATGGCAAGAATTACATTGATACCAACATCAAGCTGTTTGAGGAGGACAGAGATTTTGTTCTGGCTGTTGACTATAAGATGGACGCCACGAACGCAAACAACACTGTTTTGATGCAGTGTTTTGAACAGAATGGTATGAACGGCATCCGCTTGTGGAATTCTACAGGTGTGAAGACAACATGGGGTATCGACTCTGCAAATGGTGTATCTGCTGGTTCTCGTGATATGACCGTCATCCGTCATGTTAAAGGGGATAATGGACTGTACGTCTATTCCTCTAACATCTATGGTTCTGCTCTGAGCTATACAAAGATTTCTCGTACCCGTATCACAAAGACGAATGCCACATTGGTGTTTGGCTGTGCAAAGGCAGATGATGGTGCTTACGAGCGCCACGCTAAAGGTACGGTTTATTGGTCTAAGCTTTGGTATGCAGATCTTGGTGACGCTGCTTGTCGTGAATTGGCTGCATGGACACACGATAATCTGATTGTAGAGGTTGCAAGCTTTAAGAATTACTACTTGAGCGACAATTCCAATAAACGCTGCGCTATGACATTCTTGCAGAGAGATACTTTGGGTCAAGAGATGATGCTTAGCTCTGCTGCTAATAATGCCGGTGGCTGGGGTAATACCTCCTTGCGCGAATACTTAAATTCCCGTCTAGTTGACGCTTTGCCGATTGGCTGGAAACAGTTAATTAAGAAAGTTAAAGTGCCGAGTTCTGCCGGTAATAAGAGTAAGGAAATTGTAACTTCGGATTGTTATTTCTTTATTCCTTCTGCGATCGAAGTAAGTTCTTTGATGACTGATGAGCCATATGTTTACGAAGGTCAGACTATCAGTTACATGACCGGCAATGAATCAAGAATCAAGCACAATGCAGAGGGTAGGGCAACAAAGTATTGGTTGCGCAGCCCGTTTGCAACCTATGATGGATACTTCTATGCAATTGAGGAGACTGGTGAGCTGTATGGCTTCCATTATCCCTCTGAGCAATTAGGGGTAACCGTGATGTTCAGCATTTAAGGAGGTGTTGAGAGTGTATTATAAGGTACTTAAAGACGGTCGAGTGATCGATGCTCTTGACCGCCTTCAGTTTGTAAAGTATCAGCCCAAGCACAATATTATGGTGAATTGCACCGAGGATGACGCACAGGGTATTATCAGCAGCAACGGAAAGTATATCTGGCACGTTGATGGTTATTACCTGATTCCATCCCCCGAGTATGACACTGTAACGCTTGAGCCAATTGACAAATATGAATACGACCAAATCATGGCCTTGGGAGGTACAACTCCTGAGGCCATTATTGATGCCTATACACTGACGTTAATTCAAGGAGGTCTACTGTGATGGAGAAGATTTTCACTGAGTTCGTCGAGAGTATGCGGCGACTTTATAAGAATGGCATGGTGCAGGACAAATTTGTGGAGAATCTGCTTGCGGGCAAGAAAATCTCATTAGATGATTACCTGTACATCGTAAATGGAAAGGAGGTGTGATATGTATACCTTTTTGATTAACGAGGACAATACTATCACCGCAAGTCTGACTGAGCGCATCATGCAGCGGAGTAAGCTGGTGGATAATCTGCACTTTCTGGCTGACCAGACCTACAAAGGTGTAGATATCAGTGACTATATCGTTATGCTGGAGTACGTTTTGCCTGTAAGCAAACGCTATAAAACTGAAATTCTACAAAAATCAAAAGACCTGTACAAGAACCGGTTGGAGTATCTTCTACCGTTTGATACGGTTCTGACCAGTGAAGCTGGTGACATTGAGTTCCAGTTGACCTTCATTCACGTTGAGATGGACTCTGAAGGACAGACAATTCAGCGCGTGCGTAAGGCTGGGCCCGGCGTTGTACATATTATTCCTATCAGCAAGTGGTCTGATTTGATCCCCGATGAAGCACTAAGCACTCTGGATCAGCGTATTATCGCACTGGAGGCTCTGAACAAAGCGATGACCGACCGCTTCAACACTAGTCTGGCTAACAAGGCTGATAACATCACTTACGATGAAGAGCATCGTATTCAGCTTACCTCCGAGGGTAAACCCATTGGTAACGCTATTAAAATCACAACTGAAACTGTGGAAACTGAAGATGGTAGTATGCGTGTTGTCCCATTCTAACCATCGTTTAAAGCGAGGTGAAAAGAATGGCATACAAATACTCGAAGCTTGGTTACGGTAACGCAGAAGACGTAGAAGCCGCGATTGCGCTTGGGTTGATTGATGGCAAAGACATTATTATCACAAAAGATACATCAGAATTCATATACGTCCGGGACGACTTATCTATTCAAAAGGTAGCGCCTCGGACGCTTTGTTTTGATAGTATTCCGGCGGCAAATGAGGCAATCAACCAGAATGACGCGACTTATGCAGGTCAGACCGTAATGATACGAGGCAAAGACGACAAATATGAACCGTGGGTCGTGCAGCAAAGCGCGGAGTCAGGTCGGTTCTTCGTCGAGCCTTTTCAAACTCAATCTACAAATTTCCAATGGACTGAATTCTAATAAGGAGGAAAAATATGGCACAAGTAAAATTTGCGTATGGTACGAAAGCACGGTACGATGCCCTTGCTCCAAAAGACATGGATACACTGTACTTTACGACCGATACGTTGCAATTGTTTAAGGGTACAACTGAGTACACTAAGAGCACTAAGATGGTGTCTTCCCTGCCCGCAGCTGGTCAGGTTCAGGGTATTATTTATTTCCGCATGACAGACTACACCATGCATATTTGGAATGGCGTGGAGTTTGTGCAGCTGAACAAAACAACCGTTACTCAGATCCCGGCAGATGCCACCAATGATGATATTCCGACCACCAAGGCTGTCGCTGACTATGTTAATGCCAAGGTTGCAGCGGTGGAAGGTATTAAAGGTAAGTTCGTTACAGATGTTACTTATAATGCTGGTGTGTTGAGTGTGGCAAAGGGTGACGAACCTGTTACCACTACCATGACTGGTATTGTTCATGAGCCTACTTATGATGCAGAAACTCGCACTATCAAGCTGCCTGTATTTGGCGGCGACACTCTGACGATTGCGTTGGGCAAGGACTTGGTTGTAAAGAGTGGTATCTATAACACCGAGACTCATGAGATCGAGCTGACTATTACCACCGGCGAGGTTATTAAGATTCCTGTTGGCTCCCTGATTGATATTTATATCGGCGTGGCAACTTCTACTGCAACTGTGACTGTTTCTGATGACAATAAAATCAGTGTTGATGTGCGTGTGTCCGCAAAAGCCAATAACTCTATTACAATTGAAGAGGATGGTCTGTATGTGGCTGTGCCTGATGCTTATACCAAGTCTGAGACTGACGCAAAGATCAAGAAGGTGCAAGACCAGCTAGACGGTCATTCCAAGGATGCTGTGGTGCACATTACCGCTGAAGAGCGCAAGGCTTGGAATGCAAAGGTGTCTCAGGATGAACTGACTGCTGCGAAATCAGAAGTAATTTCTGCCGCTGCTGCTGATGCTACTAAAAAGGCGGATGCCGCTCGCGATACTGCAAAAACCTATGCAGACGGTTTGAATACTGCTATGGATAATCGCGTTAAGAATGTCGAGGGGGCTCTGACTTGGAAGGCTATTGACGATTCCGGCGCGAACGCTGAGACATAATAATCTAACATAAATCCCTGCACTCTGTAATGGAGTGTGGGGTTATTTTTATCGAAAAGGAGTTTCATGATGTCAAAATTATCATTACGCGAAATCAATCAGTCGCAGCTCGACAAGACTCCAGTGATCGACGGACAGCTTATTGTCTGCCTTGACACCGGAAACGCCTATCGAGACACTACCACGGCTCACGTAAAAATCGGTTCAGATTTAGAGGTTGTGAGCGACTTACCATTGGCTCCTCTAGCCGAAAAAATCTATTATTTGAAACCCGACAAGCTATATGCGTACTTGGGTGGCAACTGGACATTGCTGAACGATAACAATTTCTCACTTGGCACAAACAAGAGCGCACTTAATGGCAAAGCAAAAATCCTGTTGGATGGCGCAAAACAAAGTTCTGTATCTATCAAAGGTACGGGCATCACTACCGTTATGACCAATGAGAATGGCGAGTTGGTTGTGAATACTGGTGACCCTTCTATGTATATGGAGGCTCTGACTAATTCAGATATAGATAAAATCCTATCAACGTAAAGGAGGAAATACATGGCTTGGTTAGATTATGATGGCCTACTTTACTTCTGGCAAAAGATAAAGGCAAAATTAGCTGATAAGGTCGATAAAGTTGATGGTAAAGGTCTTTCTACAAACGACTTTAGTGCTGCTTACAAAGCTAAACTAGATGGCATTGCGAACGGCGCAAACAACTATTCTCACCCTACCAGTTCTGGCAACAAGCATATTCCAGCAGGTGGCTCTGCTGGACAGATCCTGCGCTGGAGCTCTGACGGTACAGCTCAATGGGGTAACGATAACAACACCACTTACAGCGTATTTAAAGGCGCAACAAGTTCTGCCGCTGGTGGTTCCGGTCTTGTACCAGCCCCTGCTACAACTAATGCAACACAGTATCTGAGAGGTGACGGTACATGGGCTACTCCACCTGATACGAAATACAATAACGCTTCGACCAGTTCTGCCGGTCTGATGAGTTCTGGAGACAAAGCGAAACTGGATGGCATCGCCGCCAATGCAAATAACTACGCGCACCCCACTTCTGCCGGTAATAAGCATATCCCTGCCGGTGGTTCTGCGGGTCAGATTTTGAGATGGAGTGCTGATGGTACTGCTCAGTGGGGCAACGATAATAACACTACTTATAGCGATATGAAGGGTGCTACTGCTAAAGATGCTGGTGTACATGGTCTTGCTCCGGCTCCAGCCGCCGGTGCTGCAAACCGTTATTTGTGCTCTGATGGTACTTGGAAGGTTCCGCCCGACACCAATACTACTTATGGCACTTTTAAGGCTGCTACTGCTTCGGCAGCTGGTGGTTCTGGTCTAGTTCCTGCTCCGGCTGCTGGTAAACAGGGGCAGTATCTACGTGGCGATGGTACTTGGTCTACTCCGACCAATACAACATACAGTGACGCAACACAGAGCATTCACGGCTTAATGAGTACCTCTGACAAGAAGAAACTGGATGGATTTGGCGCGGCAAACACTTATGCCCTGAAGAGCGATATCACGGCAATGTATCGTTACAAGGGTTCTGTTGCTTCTACGGACAAGCTACCCACGAGCGGTCAGACCATTGGTGATGTGTATGACGTTGGCAATGGAATGAACTATGCATGGAATGGCTCTAAGTGGGATGCTCTGGGCGAAATTTTTACTATTACAAAGATCACAAATACTGAAATCGACAATGTTTTGGCAAGCTGATTTCAGTTCTTACTGAGACAGGAGGTCGATTATGGGATATTTAGATTATGCTGGCTTACAGTATCTGTGGAGTAAGCTGAAAGAAAAGTTCGCTCCGAAGAGTCATAGCCATGATGATAGATATTATACTGAGGCCGAGATGGACGGCAAGCTGAACAGCAAGGTGAACAATAACGAAGCTGGAGCGAATGGACTTATCAACAAACTGAGTACCGCCGATGGCATCCCTAATGATGCAACTGTTTTTATCAGCCAACATAATGATGGTAAAACAGCTTCTTATTATCGTCGTCCAATCAGTACGTTGTGGACATATATCAAAAGCAAAGCAGATAGTGTATACCAACCAAAAGGTAGCTATGCTGCGAGCTCTCATACTCACGATGATAGGTACTACACAGAGACTGAAATAAACAGCAAATTAAATGGGAAAGCAGTAAATATAACGCTTTCAAAAGTGGATTTGAATACAGTTAAAACTCCCGGTTTTTATAATGCTGGTGGCGGAAATGGATGTACCAATGTTCCTGTTTCTGATGCGTTTGGTTTAATCGTAACACATAATGCAAACGGAGAATATTACACTCAAATTTTCTTTTTGGTCGATAAGAACACATCGTATCGTCGTTATTACAATGGTGGGACGTGGAGCGGATGGACGCAAGATAAATACACAGACACCAATACTTGGCGTGGCATTCAAAATAATCTTACGAGCGATTCAACATCTGATAGTTTAAGCGCTGCGCAGGGTAAAGCATTAAAAGGACTGATAGACGGCAAAGCGCCAAACGAGCATACGCATCAATATTTATCTCTGTACGGAGCCCGTCCAGCAAACATCAATTTTACCAAGTCAACAAATGGCACAGGTGCAATGTTTCATTTTGTTGCTACATCGTCCACTACAACCGGAAAGCCACCTGACGATTCAAGTATTTTACAACTAAATTGGGATAATAGTGGAGGATGGGATTCGCAATTAGCACTATCCACAACAGCAAAACCTCATGTGTATTATAGAAATCAGCAAAATGGAACGTGGAGTAATTGGAGTACGCTGCTTGATAATTTGAATTATACAGATTATGCAGCTAAGAAAGAACATACACATTCTAAATCACAGATCACCGACTTCCCTGCTTCGCTTAAAAATCCGACCGCTCTGACGATTCAAACAAACGGCACAACTGCCGCTACTTACGATGGTAGTGCTGCAAAAACAGTCAACGTCACGAAAGGTAATATTGGACTTGGTAATGTAGATAATACCGCAGATAAAAACAAAAGTGTTGCATCCGCTGCTAAATTGACTACCGCTCGTACTGTATCTGGCGGTTCTGATATCACGCTAAGTTTTAATTACGACGGTTCTGGTAATTCTACTGCAAATATTGGATTCTATTCTTGTAAGCACAATGTCGACAATACAAATAATTATCCGTTCCATAGATTTGCAAGACTTGATGTAAATAAAGATGCATGGGTTGACAAAAGTATAACATTTCTTATTAGCCAGGACTATAGCGGCGGAGGTTATGGTATTTGTCGTTTGGTATATCGTAGTAACGTAGATTCTGGAAGTGCAAGCGTCGATGCTCAGTGGCTTGTACGCAGAGGGTTTTCAGCAGATACAATTCAAGTGGCAATAAAAACAGACAAAACAAATGGTGCTTATTGTGATGCGTTTTATAAATCGAGCGGTACTTATATGGGTGTAGTTATACGAGCTATCGCATCAGGCGGCAGAGCCACTTCTGGTCGTACTTGGACCCTTGTAGATTCTAATGAAGTTGGTGGTACAACAGCAACAGATAAAAAGACGTCATCCGAATGCTGGAAAACAATTGCTGATGCTGGAACGGCTCTCCATAAACAAGCCTATTCTGCCTCAGCTCCTGCAAAAGATGAAGGTTATGTTGCTAGTGCCGGTTCAGCCAACACATCTTCTTCTTGCACTGGCAATTCAGCGTCCGCGACAAAACTCACATCTTCTGCTGGTTCTGCAGCACAGCCTGTTTATTTCAAGGACGGTAAGCCTGTTGCTGGAACATATACTCTTGGAGATGCATCAAGCAAAACGGTTCGTACATTGGGCGCTGTTGGAAATACCGGCTGGGCAAATAAAACAACGGATGATAAGTATATCCCTACGATGTCTTTTATGGCTTATTGGAATGGCGCGTATTCCGGCACAAGCTCGAATCTGCAATATTGCGACCGTGGTAGATTTGGCACGATCGTGACTAAGGGTAGTGGTGATTATGCAGTTGCCGGACACACACACAATTATGCTGGTTCTGGTAGCGCTGGTGGCTCTGCGAACTCAGCAGTCAAACTGGATTCCAACGCTGGTTCTAGTGTTCAGCCAGTCTACTTCTCTGGCGGCAAACCTGTTGCAATCGGATACACTATCTCATCTTCTGTTCCGGCTAATGCTAAATTCACGGATACCACTTATGGTGTAGCCAGTTCGTCTTCAAACGGTCTTATGTCTTCTACTGATAAAACAAAGTTGGATGATTTCAGCCGTGTTATCAGCATTCAAAAGCAAATCAAGTTGACTACAGATTGGCTAGATACTGGCATTGCTGGAAACAGTCTTGATACTGGAACTTATGTTGTTCAGGTGAGTGGATTTAATTCAAGCTACACACAGCTTTACAGTGAAATCTATTCTGGTGTTATGAGTTGGTATAGTGGTACTACGAACAGTGGTAATTCGTCTGAGATTTTCCTGCATAACGCCGGACTCGCAGATAATAACAATGCAATCTATCTTAGAACTTTGCGCGTTGCTGGAAGTAAAACACTGAAACTACAAATCGCCTGCAAGGTTGCTGCTACTGGCACTGACATACTAACATTTAAATTCAGACGGTTGATATAAAAGGAGATGATAAGATGCGAAGAATGAAAGATAAAATTGAAGCAACCGTAACAAACGCAGACTATGCCACCTCCGCCGGTTCAGCGTCAAAAGCAACCAACGCCACAAATGCAACAAAGGCCACAACTGCAGATAAACTTGGTACAAGCGCTGGCACAACTACGCAACCTGTTTATTTTAAAGATGGTAAGCCTGTTGTAATTGGATATACGATTGCCAAGAGTGTTCCTGCCGATGCGAAGTTTACCGATACAAATACATGGCGCGGGATTCAAAATAATTTGACAAGTGATAGCAAAGATCAAAGTCTTAGTGCTGCGCAGGGAAAAGCGTTGAAAACATTGGTCGATGGTAAGGCGGCAGTTGGACATACGCACAATAGCGTAAAAGACGCAGGAGACAACTCTTCAAATACCACATTTGCCTATTCAAAATCAGGTATGAACTATGGAGATTATAGTTGGCTTGCTGGTTGGAATGGATATGAGTTACGAGCTATAAATAAAAACCAATTTGCTACTGCTGGACATAATCACGATAGCCGCTATTATACTGAAAGCGAAATTGATTCCAAGCTCGATGGTAAAAGTAATGTTGGACATACCCACGACTATCTTCCTACTGCTGGTGGAACGATGAATGGCACTATTACGTTCTCTGATTCTTCTCATGGAAAAATTTATTCTGGTCCTACGGATAATGTTAATGGTCCCGGTGGAGATTTAAATAATATTGTTATTGAATCATGGAATGGTCTCTCTTTTACAACGGGTTGTCCAAATCAAACATACACTGGAAAAACTGCTGTTGGTATTGACTGCCGCGAAGGCGTTGTTAAAGCAGCACGATTTGATGGTACACTGACTGGCACTGCTGCAACACTCGGTGGCGGTGGTAATCCTTATGCTCCTATGACTTTCAATTGGTCTGGTAAAGATGGTCAACCAACATGGTTATGGGGTGGAGAAGACGGAACTAATATGTATGTATACAATCCGGGTAATTTCAAGGTGAACTGGGCACAGAGCGCGGCGAATGGCGTGTATGCAAACGGATTTGATGGTAGTGGTGGTGGATATATACGTTTCTGCAATGGAGCACAAATATGCTGGGGTAGAACGAATTGTAGTGGAAAAGATACAACAATTAATTTTAGTGCGGCATTTAGCAATTCTTCTTATTCGGTTAGTACAATGCCATTTTATTCCAGTTTGGCAAATACATATTGGAATGTAAAAGAAGGCTCTATGGGAACAACTGGTTTTGTTCTTCATGGTTCAAAAAGTTCTATTGACCTTCGTACTATGCTTTGGATTGCTATTGGAAAATGGAACTGATTATATTTTTAACGCTTATAATCAATGTTATTTGTTTAAATATATCTAGGTATTATCTTATTAGAAAGAAGAGGTGAAAAATTTGAACGAAGAAATAAAAGTTGGGTATTTTATTATGAAACCAGTCGAGACACAAGAGCAATGCGACCAGTATTCTGCAATGGCGACACAACTCAATGCTCATAATAGCGTTGCCGCACCCGGTGACGCTCTCTGGACTATTGATGATAAAGAAGACCGCTATGAAATTATTGAGTCAGGCACAGTTCCAACCGTAGAAGAAGCTCTTGAACCACAAAAGAAATACAAAATATCCGAGTCAAAAACTACTCTCTCTGAATACCTTGCATCTCACCCACTCCAATGGACAGACGGCAAGTATTATAGCGTTACCAGTGAAAAGCAGGCTTTGCTCACATCAAACCTATCTCTGTATCAGCTCGCCGTCTCTAATGGACAAACATTCCAGCTGAAATGGAACACAACCGGAAATGAATGCACCGAATGGGAATATGAAGATCTCGCAGCACTGGCTATGGCAATTGGTACTTATGTGCAACCATTTGTAGCGCGTCAGCAGGAATTGGAAATTGCTATCAAGGCTTGTACTACAATGAAGGAGCTTGATGCAATCGAAATCAACTACGACCCTGTTCTGAAGCAATATCTTGAGACCGCCGGGTTGAAGGAGGTTGTAGAATGAGTAAAATCGTAAAGAAGTATAAAGAATTATTTAAATGTGCGCTTCTCTTTTTGATAGGAGGGGCGCTTTATTATTGCATCGAGATTTTATGGCGTGGTCACTCGCACTGGACTATGGCTGTAGTGGGCGGCATCTGTTTTGTGGTCATCGGCGGATTGAACAATTATATTCCGTGGGAAATGCCCATGTGGAAGCAGGGTCTTGTAGGTGCGCTATTTGTGACTGGCATGGAACTTGTTGTGGGTATTCCGCTGAATCTAATGCTTGGTTTGCATATCTGGGACTACTCTTCCCTGCCCTTCAATCTGCTTGGTCAGATCTGTCTGCCATTTACTGTGTTATGGTTCTTCCTTGCGCTGTTGTGCATTTATGTAGATGACTGGATGCGCTATATCATGTTTCACGAGGACAAGCCGCACTATCACTGGCGTAAGGTATGTAAGCCGAAGCAGTAAACAAACTAAAAGTATATGTAAAAACAGAAAGAGCCCCGGGCTGTTACACCCAGAGCTCTCCCGCCACACACCTATACAAAGATAGGACGTCATAAATTCGCTCGACGAATCTTGACGGAACTATTCTATCATAGTGTGAAATTTTTGTCAACTAGAATCGAGGTGATGAAATGATTGGTTTGTTGACTGCCGCACCACACACAACTCCTGGCGTTATAAGCTTTACGATTGAACAGCTTTGGCAAATGGTTCTGAGTATCGCTGGTGGTATTACAGTTATTTCAGCTGCCCTTGTTGTCATTATAAAAGCAATCAAGAAAGCGAAAGAACCCGACACAAAGCAGAATATGAAGCTCACTGAGCACGACAAGCATCTGGAAGATATCGACCGCAAACTCAAGAATGATAAAGAGGTTTTGGATTTATATCGCTCCAAGCTTTTGTCACTTGAAGAGCATCAGAAGGAACAGGACATCGTTGTTGAAGACCATGGACGAAAAATCGCTGGTGTGGAACAGCGTGTAAATAAGAGTGAACATGGTATCAATGTTATGATGAAAGCCCTGCTGGCTCTGCTTAGTCACGGTATTGATGGTAATGCTATTGACCCCATGAAAGAAGCTAAGGCTGCGCTTGAAAGCTACTTGATCGACGGGCAAAATTTAAAAGACATCTAATACATAGCTCGGTACGTGTGTGCCGGGCTTTATTTTTTTATTCAAACAGGAGGTACTACTATGGCAAGTATTGTTAATGAGATCGTCTCTGTTATTGTGAAGCTGGTTATCACTGTTGCTGGCACAGCATTTATGACCTATGGCATTCCCTACCTGAAGCAGATCGGTATGTATAAGATTGTTCAGATGGCTGTGCGTGCCGCTGAGAAGTTAGGCGTTACTGGCGCAATTCAGAAGGCTGACAAGAAGAAGTATGTTATTGCCGCGCTGGAGAAGATGAATATCAAGATCACTCCTACTATCGAGATGATGATTGAGGCCGCAGTCAAGGAGATGGATATCCAGAATAACAAAATCAATGCGGAACTCAAGAAGGATTGAAGGTGTGGTTCTATGAGCATTATTACATATTCTATGAAGAAGGACTGGAACAAGAAGCTGTCCAAGAATTTCTGTGCCTATGAATTTGCTTGCAATGACCGGAGTGATGAGTTCAAGGTGGCAACTGAGCTGGTGGAGACTCTGCAGCAGATTCGTGACCACTTCGGCAAGCCGGTTCTGATTAGTTCTGCCTACCGTACTCCTGCATATAACATTTCAATCGGTGGCAGTTCTCGTAGTCAGCATTGTCTTGGCACAGCAGCGGATATCCACATCGCTGGTATCGATCCAATTCGTATTGCACTGTATGTAGCCTCCCTCCCCTACTTCCAGAAGCATGGCGGCATTGGATATTATAGTCGTGCACAGGTAACGGGTGGCTTTGTTCATGTTGATGTGCGTGAGTCTCCTAGACGTTGGGTCAGTAAAAGTGGTACTGCATATCAGGTCGTGAGTAAAATCATGCCCACGATTCGTCAGGGCTCTAAGGACTGCACTGGTGGCGTGTCTTATGCTGTGACCGTATTGCAGCGGCATTTAGGCTTGAAGGCAGATGGCATCTTTGGCACCGGCACAAAAGCTAAGCTGGTAGAATGGCAGAAAGCACATGGATTGGCGGCTGACGGTATCTGTGGGATGGCAACATGGAGTTCGTTTTGATTTGATTGTTGACATCTAAATGTGTATAGGATATAGTGTATCTATCATGTGTGGAGGTGCGCTATGTCTATTGTTGTACGTGGATGTCATATCGGTGAAGGCAGACCAAAAGTCATAGTTCCTATTGTAGAAACAACCGAATCAAAGATTTTAGAACGTGCATTTGAATTTTCAAGGTTTCGCATTGACTGTGTAGAGTGGCGTGTTGATTGGTTTGAGCAATGCATGGATGCACATTCTGTGGTGTCTTGTTTGCAAAAACTTCGTGTAGCATTAAGGGACAAGCTTCTGCTGGTCACCTTCCGCACCAAGGCAGAGGGCGGAAAAGTGCCTTTGACCCACAAAGAATATTTAGATTTCATCAACACGGTAATAGATACTGACTGTGCCGACCTTATTGACATTGAGTTCTTTACAGCCGGAGATGATATTCGTGAGCTGATAGACAATGCACATTCTTCTGGAGTTGCGGTTGTATGTTCAAGTCACGATTTCCAAAAGACTCCTGATAAAAATGAGTTAGTGTCGCGCATGGTGAAGATGCAACAAGTTGGAGCTGATTTGCCAAAAGTAGCAGTTATGCCACACGACAGCACAGATGTGTTGACTTTACTGTCCGCTACGATTGAAATGAAAAACAAATATTTTGTTACTCCTGTTATTACAATCAGCATGGGTAAGCTTGGTGTTGCCAGTAGATTGTGTGGAGAGGTGTTTGGCTCCGCAATGACCTTCGCAAGTGCCGGAGATTCAAGTGCTCCCGGACAGATAAGCTTTGATGTCATGAATCTAGTTCTTGATTCAATAATGGAATAAAAATGGGGTATTGGTCCAATTAAGGATCAATACCCCATTTTTTAGCGTTTGCTATTTAGTTTGATACCAAGGATTGCTAAATGCCATGCAGATGCTTTGATGTCCGCCTTGTTTCAAATGCGATTTTCAATTTTAATATGGTTTGCCGGATTGTCACATCGGGCTCTTTTAAGACTCAAAATCGGATTTGACAATTAGCTAGAATTGGTGTAGTAGTGGTGTAGTAAATAGAGCGAGCCGTTATTATTATTCGATACATCATTTATTTTTGGAAGATTATAAGCGAGTTGATAATTTTTTTGTAATTTATTTTGTTAACTTTTTATGTCCTGCACCGCCGGGCTGCCGCAAACATCATTTCCCTTTTTGTGCCCGGTATGGTATACTGGCTTTGAATATGCTGCCACAGGCAGAAAAAAGGAGTTTAGGATACGGATATGAAAACAAAATTGGGTATTGTGGGCTGCGGCTTTCTGGGCAACATCGTGGCTGACGCGTGGAAGAAGGGTCTGCTGCCGGACTACGAGCTGGTGGGCGTGACCAGCCGCACCCGCGCCTCGGCTGAAAAGACCGCCGCCAATGTCGGTTGCGCTGTTTGTGAGGACGTGGACGCGCTGCTGGCGCTTGAGCCGGAGTACATCGTGGAGGCCGCTTCGGTGGAGTCGGTGCGTGCTATGGCCATCCCGGTGCTGAAGCGGGGCGTGAATCTGGTCATTCTGTCCATCGGTGCCTTTGCGGATCTGGATTTCTACGCGCAGGTCAAGGCAGCTGCCGTGGAGGGCGGTGCCAAGGTGCACCTGACCAGCGGTGCCATCGGCGGCTTTGATG